ATAATATTCACACAAACCTCTTCTTTAGATAGAAGAGACCCATCTACGCTTCAGTGTGAGGCTGTAGACGCCTACGGACTCAAGTAAGTGATTGCTATCAATGGTTTTGACACCAATGATATGGAAGCACTTCGCGAGTGCAGGATAATCAGATATCTGATCTTTCTGCTTCCGAACAGTAGGGACATGACATTGGTATTCAAACCGATGAAGATCCTTACTATATCGAATAGGAGGGTAATTCCCGCTGTGGAAGAACCATCCAACTGCGGCTACATCTCTGGAAACTGTTGGTAATAAACCAACAATCAGCTCAATCTTCCCCTTCAGGAAGATCGCAGTACGCTTGTAACCAGAATCGAAAAGCTGGTTACAAGTCGATACTATAGAGATAATAGCACTAGCGTCAGTTCTATCTGCTGGCAAATCACGACGAAGGTAACATGGCGTTACCTTACTCCCGTCGTAAAAGTCAGATCCACAAGACTCTCTGAACTTTCCAGTCCAGAAAGACTTGGTTTTGTTAACCTTGAGCTTCAAAAGCTCAAGATCAGCACAGATAGCAGATGCCTCGTCTGCAGGGACGATTAGATCGTCTCCATAGACGTACACATCCCGACTAAGAGTATAGACGGAATGTGAACTAACGGGTAGCTTGGCCCTAGCAATCCTAGAAGCAACGATAATCGTAAAGAAAATCAATGCTTCAGTTGGAAAGCAAAGAGCAGACCCCATAGACGCAAACTTCTTCAAGGAAAGTATCTTTCCGTTTGGAAGTTTTGCCTTGGTGGAGCGACACGCATCAATCATATCCCATAAGAATGGGTTTGATTTATACAAATGACGAGCCATCAAGTAGGAGACTCTATCGCTAGCTTCACTCATATCGAGGGTTGCAAGTTTGCAATCAACCGAACTGCGTTCAGCAAGTGACTGGTTTATCTGTTGGTTAGTGAAGTTCACATGACCAGCAGTAAAACGCCCAGATTCGATTCTGGGAGTCATCCATCGAAGTATACCCTGCTGCACATATTGCATGTGAACAGGTTCTACGGCGATGACGCGGGGAGTCTTCAAAGTCTTCGGAACAAAAACAACCTTGACAGGTGGTTCTTGTGCCGGAGGTACGAAATTGACGGACTGAAGGATATCTTGGATATCATCAGAAACTGATGGTACCAAGAACTCGGAGGCAGGTAAAACCTGCTCGAGCCTATCAGTCCACTGTCTAAAAAACCACTTCTTGTTAGAGGTGAGTTTCTCAATGACAGCTCCAGGTCCATGACGAGGAACGAGTTCCTCATAGTGGGAGTTATCAAGAGTGGAACTGATAACGATGTCAGCCACTTTAGAAAACACCTGGAAAAGTGATTCGAGTTGAATCGAATCGTCAATTTCGTTTTCAACCCTGACAAAGGAATCGATAGCAGAAGAGTTCCTAGATCCAGAACATGGTCTAAGTATCTTCTTAGCAAACAGGCAAATCTGACGAATTGCCTGAATGCATGCTATCGATGGGTTGTCAAGTAAGTACCCATTAGAGTCAAAGACCTTGGACATGTAGTCCTGCAGAAATGCGGGTCTACATCCAACTTTTCGAAAATTCGGAAAGAAGGAAGGGCCAATACGACCATCGCGTAAAGACGATTCAAAGTCTTTACAGAACGATGGTAAGGTGATAGTAACAAAGCTATCTCCCTCATCTTTGACTCGACTCGCGATAGTTTTAAAATCGCGAGAGGTTGGGACATCACACCTCTTACCTGCATCTGCAAGTAAGTGCCTAAAGGTATCTACGAGGCTTTTCATGCGACCAACTTCCAAGTTGGAAAGCATCCAAGCATGTTCGTGATCACCCTAAGGTGCCGTCACCGACTAGTCTCTCTATCAAGTATGATATTACCATATAAATGGCAATACCGAATATTGATAAGAAAGCTAGTAAAAGAAGTTCCATGAAAGAATCAAGGAACTCCTTCCCCTTACGTGAGACTATCAGGTCTCACCGCCGACAAGCTTCAGAATGTTAGCGTCAGAAGCCCAGTCGCGCAGAGCCTTCGCAAGGTTCTGAGCGTCAGTGAGACTGACACCGACAGACGGGAAGTCGATGGTGAAGGTGGCCGTGGCCGACGCAAGAATATTCTGCGTAGGAACAAGGACATCAGCAGCATAGACATCGCGCTGAAGACGAGCCACAACTCGATTACGAGTCTTGAACGAGTGAGACAACTGGAACAAATAAGTCGCAGTTGTCCCGTCGACGAGCTTGTAAGACGAATTGAGGTCGGATCGCGAGATCGCAGGAAGCGATTTTGCGACGGTAGCATAGGTGACGGATTGCGGATCAGCGAACATGACGATACTCTCAGGGTTAAAGAAGCTTCTGCCTGGATATTCCAAGCGCAGCGAGGATAGCCAACTGGTAATTTGATAAATTACCAAGCTGGATTCCAAACCCGTAGGGGTTCAACCCTCCGATTCGGGCCTTGACAACTCTCTTACGAGTAGAATGCCAAGTCCCGCTACCAGCCGGTACACTGAATGCTGAAGTCTCTTTTGCTGACCACGAAGTGGTACAGGAATAGATGTCTTCAGTAGTTTGAGTGCACATGACGTATGAGTAGTTTCGGACAAGGTTGTCGACTGCATTCGGAGAAAGATTGGAGATAACATCTCCAACATTCGAGAACCAGTCGATTAACCAGGACCAGGGGAGAACTTCCCACAAAAGTTCGGGACTCGGAAGAGCCCCGAACAGAGCGAGTCGTGCTCGTTTGTCCCATTGAGACGATCCAATATCAGGAATCCAGTACTTGTATGATGCAACGTACCAGATTTTCTGAGATGTAATCGTGGTCAACTTCGTATCTGTAACACCAGAGCCAGCGCCAAAAACTGACGGTGGAATACCTGATATACCAGCAAGAGGGCTGGTATAATGGGTAACTAGTGATACAGATTGTGAAGATGAGTCATCAAGAGTAGCCTTACGATGAATACCATGTCCGTTTTGTCGGATAAGTTTATTCATCCTGTCGTCAATGGTATGCCAAAGATTATACATCTTTATCAGATCATTAACGAAGGGCTTCCACCCAAACACAGCGTTAAGGTACTCACTCCCTAAAGAGCGAAACCATAACAGCTTGTTGAAATGTCGAAGAGGGATCTGAGGCAGATCACGTAGTTCTACGATGAACTGACCAAGGCCAGCAACGGCATTTCCGGGTCTCGTACGACGGAAACCAGTAGCTTCATATCCAGCCATAAGGCTGTATAGAGAGGACCAACTAGGTGTCGTAGGATTAGTGGATGAGAACGGCGGAGTAGCATAAATGCACTCACGAGCCGGAATCCCAATACCGCCAGTTTTCTGTTTCCAGGGAACTGACGAAGTATTGAGAGACCAAGTATCAGAATACTGATAGAAGGGCCCTCCACCACTCCAAGCACCGTCTTTAAGACGGTGATTCGAGGATGACAACAAAAGACCTCTGAAGTCCCATATCCTATGCTGATCGCTAATTTTTGCACTAGAGATCGTATAGGAAGAATCCACAAGGAACGAACTTTTGCTCCATCGTGGAAAGTTGGACATCAGACTCGCCTAAAGGTAAGATAGGGGTGTGATTGTTATGAGGGCTCATTTGAGC